GGAAAACAGTGCTTGAGTATCTCCCAGAGGTCGATACTGTCGTTAAGGAAGTAATGGACATTTACGATAACAAGCGATGAATAAATTCAGTTCCTTCCGCCCGCTCATGCATGAGCATGAGTATAAATTCATTGAAAAGTTCCTAAATAAAAATGACACTTTGCTTGAGTTTGGTAGTGGCAATAGCACTATTTATTTTTCTGGAATTGTAAAGAAAGTGATTTCTATTGAGCATGACATTGATTGGGTAAATAGCCTAAATAAACTAATCAATGCTTATGACATCCAGAATATTGAGTTGCTCTATCAAGCGGCGCATTCTCCAGACCCAAAGCCTTGCAGATACGAGCAATTCAAGGACTACGTGCATCTACCAGCAACCAAGAACCTAAAGTTCACCAAGGCTTTGATTGATGGCAGAGCAAGAAAGTATTGCGCCAAATATCTTTGGGATATTATTGATGAAAATGTAGTGGTTTTTATTCATGACTTTAACCGCTCCGATTATCAAATGGCGCTAAAGTATTACGATATGATTGAAGTACTAACAGAGGGGCAAGGAATCGCCGCTCTAAAAAAGAAAAAAGAAGTCCCGAAAGAAGACTTTTATTACTAATAAAAAACCCCCGAATTTCTTCGGGGGTTTTGTTTTGTAGGGTTATCGTTATGCTATATCTGATGGAATATAAGCATTAGACTGTACCCAGACGAAGAGGCCGTTTGTGGTATCTTGTGGGCCACCGATCTGAGCAGTAAAGGTCAAATCAACTGACTTATTATCACCGATTGTCGAAGAGAAGTTTTCGCTTACAAGTTTAGCGCCTCTAAGCTCATAAATAATTCTAGCTTCGTTACCAGCGGTACCAGGAAGCTTGAATACGAAAGCAAGCTTTTTTGTGGTGTCGGCATCAAGAAGAGACGCAATTGAGCCGCTTGTTTTGAGGTCAGCGACAATAGCGCTCATATTGCAAGTAATTTCTACTGGGAAGTCAATTACTTTGGTAAAGCCGAATCTGCTGCCAAGACGTTCCAGAGTGGTACGGCCAATTGGAACTTCAATTGACAGATTTTGGATGTGGGCAGCGGTGTTGGTTCCGCCGACACCAGTGGGAAGATCAGCGACAACGCCATCAGAGGCGATGACAGTAATGTCACCAGGGCGAAGCGCCGAAATACCTACGTTACCAGTAGCAGGCTGGGGAAGGGCAAAGATACCGGTAGAAGCTGTGCCGTTTTCTATGTTGACGCCAGGAACAATAATACCAGAAGAACCAGTGCCAACAGTTACGTTAAGACCTTCAGCAGTTACTGAAACTGTTGGAAGTCCACCTACAGCAGCTTCAACAGTGTAATTGGTGATATAGGCGTTGCCAATGCTGATGGTTCTCGCATTGGTAAAGTTTGTGTATACGCCAGTAGTTGAACCGTTTGCGTCGTTACCTTCGGCAACAGTCAGAACGTGGAAATTGCGACCAGAAACAATGCTAACATTGTTAGCATCGACGCTTGAGTCGATAAGACCGCTGATGAATGATAATGCGCCGGTAGATGTAGCTCCTACGATAAACCCAAGATTAGCTTCATTATTACCAGTTGTGAGGTAATAAGAGAAATCAAGGTTAACAGTTGGAGCTTCGATTGAAATTTGGTCGATGCGAGCAAGTTGACCAAATTGATTTACGTCCTGACGGTTAATAGTAAAGCCATAGTTGGCTGATTGAACGCGATGAAGCTGGTTAATTTTACCAGCTCCGGTGTGCGTGGCTGTAGGAACAAGGGTGCCATCAGAAACGAAAAGAGCTTCTGATTGATAAATTACTCTATTGCGTGCCATAAGTTAAAAGAAGGTTTTGAATACTTTACATTTTTTTATATATAAATGGAATATTAAGCCCTTGGATATCTATACTTTGTAATTTCAAAGTCCATAAAGCCAATATAGGATCTGGCGGCTCCAGCCTTTGACCTAGAGTCTTTAAATTTAGACACAGTAACGTCCTTAATAAAAAGCTCCGAGGTTGGATCAGGACTGACATAGTAATCGTCAAAAGAATATGGCGAAGACTTAATGTCTCCATATTCGTTAAGAGGGTAAGAAGTGAAGTTCTTTTCTTTGAATATTTTTTGCTCAGAGTCTGCGAAAAGTGACATTACACCCTCTAGCGAATAAGGATTTTCAGCAAAGATTACGCATTTTATGTAAGCTGTGGTTTCGTCTTCACCACCAAAGGAAAATGGTTTATTATCAATGTTGTCTGGGCATATATAAATAGCTGGGAAAACCTGATCATATGGATCAACATAAGCGCCAGTCCAAGGAAATTTTTTATTAGCCTCGATGTTGTTTTCGAGAATCAAATCGTCTTCACTATCGTTAGATAAATAAACATTAAATTCTTTAACCGCAAAGCTGCCAGTGACAGCAACCCCTGTAGAAACTCCTGAAATTAATGCCCTGCCATTTAAAAAATCAATTTTGACGCCATCATTCCTAGACTTGAAAACAGAATTAACGTAAAATCCGCTTGGAATTGCGGCTCCAGTAATACTAGAGTCAAATACCCATTGTTTATATTTACTGCCAAATGTTTTATAAGTATTTGATAGTCTTGGGTCTGAGTAATATACAAAGCGACCAGTTTGGTTTGAGTAAGCTTCTCCTTTATCAAGAAGATAGTGGTCTAACCAAAGAGCAAAGGATGTTGTGACATTATGTTGATATTGCGGTTTCATCTAATTGGGAAAATAGTTTTTCGTACTTAGCTAGAATTGCGCTAATGTACCTTGTGTTTTTAAATCTTGCTTTGGAGCGAAGTTTATTTTTTAATTGAATTGCAGCTTCTGATCTTGATTGAGGAATGTCCTTCTCCAAATAAAGATAGTAGCCAACTCCTGATATTCCTGTTTCGATGCCTTTCGCCCAACTACGACCAGGTGCCCAAGGCATTGGAGTAACATCCCAAACGTCTTCTTTTGCGGGCAAGAAAATAGTCCAAGCAGCGCCATCGTCGATAAATCCAGAAAATCTAATTGTTGTTTTTTCTAAAATTTTTATCACAGGATCAAGAGGCGTATCTCCAGCATAAAATCCAATATAAGAGAATAAGTTTCCATATCCACCAAGAGTTCCACTTAAATTGGGCGCATCTGGCCCCATTAATATTTCCTGAGAAATTGGGTGGTCTGCAAATTCAGATATCATCTGCCTTTTTAAATTGTTGAAAGAAAAAAGAATTCTTTTTTCATAAGATTCTTTTATTATTCTGCCAGATTGTTTTCTGAGCAAATTTTCAACTTCTCTTGGTAGGGCCATTTTATTCGTTAATTGGAGTCAGAATGAATGAATAGTACTTAGGGCCAAACATTCCATATGTTTTTCTATCAGAGGCAATGCCATATCTTCGACCATCAAACTCAACTTTTCTAGCTTCTTTTAAATAATTATATCCAGTGGCATCTACTTTTATTTTTACGCTACCAACTGGATAAAGAACCTTTTGTTGCGAATCTGTGCCAGAAAATAGGTCTTTGTCCTGATTCAAATATTTGATTCTTGCCTTTACGCTATACGCAACAGGTGTGTAGGTTGGCGCATTAACGGCGCTATTAGTATCAGCATCATAAAGTGCATTGTAAGTAGCAGAAGTCGAAATAATGGTCACTTCTGGGTTCATGATGATAGATATTGTTCTCGCAAAGGTCTCATGAATATTATCAAAAGCGTCGTTGATAAATGACTTTTGATCTGCGGATATATAGGAAGAAGCCATATTTTACTTTACACTTTTTATATTAAATATAATATAAGGTAAGGCAAAAGGTTATGACAGGAAAGGAATATCTTAGCGATAGGGTTAAGGCAAACACCTCTGATTTATTCAAGAGGATGCTTGCTATTTTAGAAGACGTTAAGCATGAGCATGATAGGCAGTTTGAAATGCTACTCGCTTCTTCTCCAGAGTCTTTTAAGCCTGTAGTAAAACAAGCGAATTATCTCGATGAGGGTAAAATGGCGCTTTATCGCAAGCGCATTTTAGACATGGGCAATGAATCAATCAGAAAAACTGCGTCTGAAATTGATTTTGTCAGAATTGAATTTCATCACACATTTAAACAATGAAAGAACTATTTAGCTTCAGTATTAAAGTTAACAAAGAAGTTGAGAAGACCGAGACAAAAGAGGAGAATGGCAAGACTATCTCTGTCACTCAAAAGGTAAAAGAAGATGTTCCTGTAAAGATCATCATCAAGAATCCCTCAAGAAAGAATATTGAAGATGCTGATATGCAGTTCAGTATTGAAATGTCAAACTGCATTAAAAAGGGCATTCTGACAAAAGGAATGCTTCTTAAGAAATATTCTGATTCTGGCGGTTTTATTCTGGAAGAAGATCGAAAAGAACTCGCAAGACTGAATGCTTTTGTTATTTCAAAGCAAGACGAGTATTCAAAAATGATCTCAAGATCAGAGAGAGATAAAGTAGCTGAAGATGAAATTATTGAAACGATTATGTCCGCTAAGAGAACAATGCTAGAATATGAGTCTGCTTATGCTAATCTATTCGAAAATACTGCGGATTCGATTGCAGTAAACAACGTAATTCGCTGGTTCTGCTTGCATATGGCGCATAAGCAAGAAGGTGATGGCCCAATTCAGCCTTTGTTCGAAGGGCAATCCACAGAAGAAAAAGAAGCGTCTCTTCATAAGATGGATGAAACTGAAGATCCTATTTATTCAAAAGCTTATAGAAAGCTCGCTACCTTTGTTTCGTTCTGGTATTACAGCAAGAACGCAAAGAAGGAGGATTTTGAAAAGCTAAATTCCGACATTGAAAACGGAACATTTACTACATAACCAGCTTTTTATAAGATTTAATGAAATAATAAAAGGATTCTCTGAAAGAAGGTTAGAAAAAGAAACTATATATATTAAACACCTCTCCAATGATGAGAGGTGTTTTTTGTATTCAAAGTATCAAGAATTCTTTGATTACGCTGGTAAGCTAGGGCTTCCTTCAGAAAAGGATGCTTTGGAAAAGGCTATTGATGAGGATTTTTGGAGTGAAAAAGATGAGAAAGAAATAAAAACAAGCGAAGACTTCATCGAAAGAATGAAGGTCACTAAAAAAAATCTTTTCAAGCAAAGAGATATAGATGTTATAGAAAAAGATTTAAAAAGCGAAGAGGAGAAATTGAGAAACAAGCTTGAAGAAAGAAGAGAAATTTTGGGCAAAACAAAGGAGGATTATGCAGCTAATAGATCGAATGATTACGTGCTTTACTTAAGTCTCTACAAAAATAGAAGTTTTACAGAAAAGTATTTTGATTTAGAATATTTTGAGGAAATGTCTCACTCTGAGTTAGGCAAATATATACTTTTTTACAATGAATTTTATAAAGAATTCGACGACCTCTGTACTCAAAGAATAGCGCTGGCTGATTTTTATAAACCTTATTATATTGTTTTGGATAGTCCAAATGATTTTTTGGGAAAGCCGCTTTGTGAATTTACTGAGCTTCAAACAAGGGTTTTAATTTACGGAAAAGTTTTTAAAAATATTTTTGAAAATAATGAAAATATTCCAGAAAAGATAATGAACGATCCTGAAGAACTATTGAAATATGTCGATAAAACAAAAGCTGAAGAAAAGTTTAATAAAAGCAGAAAGAAATCTTCAGCCAATTCTAGCGCAGAAATGGTATTCGGGGCATCAAAAGATGAAGTTTCAAAGTCAAAAGACACTAAAATGGTCAATGATGTAATGAAAGAAAAGAAAAATTTAACTATGGAAGAGTTAATGAAATTACATGGAGAGATGTAATTTTTCCGTGTAAATAAGCTAAAAGGTAAAGGATGGCAAAAGGAATCACAGTCCCGGTCACTCAAACTGGATTATCGCAATCCATTCAAAATGCGGTTAAACAAGTTGGCGGAATTAACGTTCCGGTTGACATTGATTCAAGATCATTCAAAAACCTCTCTCAGCCGCTAGGAAGAATCACTGGTTTGGCGACTGAGTTCGAAAAGTCAATTGCGGCATCGAATGCCCGTGTTATCGCATTCGGCGCTTCAGTTGGAATTATTAATGGTATTCAAGGTGCTTTTGCTGAACTACTTAGAACAGGTGTAGAAGTTCAGAAGATATTAGCGGATATTGCTGCTATCTCAGGCCAATCTGGGGCAGAGCTTTCGAAATTTGGCGATTCTATTTTTGATGTCGCAAAAAATACTAGTCAAAGTTTTAAAGTAGCCGCTCAAGCTGCTCTTGAATTCTCTCGTCAAGGTTTAAGCACTGATGAGACGATCAGAAGAACAAATGATGCTCTTACTCTTGTAAGATTTACTACATTAAATGCGGCAGAAGCGGTTGATGTTTTAACTGCGGCAACAAACTCATTTTCAGACTCAGGGATTACAACTTCTGAAATTCTAAATAAGCTTGTTGCAGTTGACACTAAATTCGCGGTTTCGGCGGAAGACCTTGCCAATGGTTTAGCTCGCGCAGGCTCAATTGCTCAAGAAGTTGGCGTTTCATTCGATGAACTTAATGCGGCTATCACAATTACTCAAGAGAGAACTGCTCGCGGTGGTGCAGTAATCGGTAACGCATTAAAGACAATTTTCACAAGACTGAGAAGTGATGAAACGGTCAATGCGTTAAGATCTATTGGCGTAGAGTCTTTAAATGCCCAAGGGGGATTAAAAGGAGCTATCCCTCTTCTTCAGGAAGTAGCCACAAAGATCGAAAGCCTTTCTGGAGGTGAAAGAGTTCAGGTTTTAGAGGCAATTGCTAGCAAATATAATATTAACATTCTTTCTGCTCTTTTAAATGATTTGAATGCTGCGAACGGTAAGTTTGCCGAGGTTGTTGAAATTTCAGGATCAGCACAAAATCAAGCTTACGAAAGACAAATAGAGTTAAATAAAACTCTTGCTGCTCAGATAAATCTTACGACTGTTTCTGTTACTCAGTTATTCAATAAGCTTGCTGAAATTGGCGTGACAGAGAGCTTAACAAGCATACTGA